CATAGGTACCATAATGCGCACCTGCAGCCGTGACATAACCTGCACCATCTTCATCAACAGGAGGTACAATTGATTGTAACTTCTCTTGTTGTCTATTACGGGCCCGTTTAATCTCAAAGCCAAATAATTTAATACTGTCTTCAGCCATGTTAATTCCTAATTAGAGTAAGAGGGACCATCTCTAGTCCCTCTATCTATTTATAGTGGTCTTACGATGTGGTATTTGATTCCCAGTACTGTACTTGGAACTCAACAGTGAATCGTTCAATCTCACTCTCTGAAGCATAGCTCAGATCGATTGGTGATACAGCTGTTGGGAAACACCCGCGGAAGTTATATGTCTTACTTGTAGAACCGTCTTTATCAAGTTGCTCTACAATAAGATCAGCTTCGTAATCAACAACGTTAGTTAAACCAGTATTAGCACTATGTGCGTTCATACCATTCATCCAACGTTCCATTGAATCACGAATTACAAAATCCGTATCGTTTATGATTGTTGGGGACCATGTGTCGAATGTACGGTCTCCAGCCATTTTTAATTGTCTACCTCTGAACGGAACAACAATCGGTGTGATTGTTGAACCAGGTAGCTGTGCTGCCTCGCAGAGGAATGATGTTGTTTCTACATCTCCGCCTGCATATGCTGGGAAGTTAATCGTTGCTTTGAACAGATTTGGTCTAGCACCGCCACCTCTCAACTTGGCTTTAAAGTCATCTACTCCTAGAATAGCCATCTATGTATCTCCTATACCGTGCCTGCGACTTCTTCGAAGTCAACACCAGTTCTAACAGCTACGAAGTTTAGTGTAACGTAGTTGATTGAACGTGCAGGCTTAACGAAGATATTCGCGATGAATTCATTACGGTCAACTACAGATGGTCCGTTGTTTGTTGAGTCACATACAACTTTAAAGTCTGTAATACCGCGGCGACCTTGGATTTCTCTCAAGAATGGCTCTACAATGTTTGTAAATTCAGCGCGAGTAAACTCATCGTTAAATTCAAACATTACATTTCTTGCCGCTGATGCAATTGCTCTTTCCATGACTAGGAACAATCTACGAACATTTACTCTGTCAAATGCAGATGGTCTGTTCAAGAATGTTTTGTCACCGAATAGTAGAATGCCTTGGCCAGGAATGTTTGCTACTGGGTTTAGACCTGCTTTATATAGCGTATCTCTTTCTGATTTAGTAGGAGAATAAGCTAAGGCTGTTACACCAAAGTACTGTCCACGTCTCTGACCTGCTGGTGAGAACCATGGTGCAGCATTTGCATCTGTAGCTGCCATAACACCAGCTGTTGTAGAAGCAGCAGGAATAAAGACATATTGGTCGTTAAATTTGTCGTATACTTTTAAGTAGTTATTATCTACAACAATGTATGATGAATCGTTAAATCCAGCAGCTGTTGTTACAGAAGATGTTACAGGAGTTGAGTTATTAACTACTGCTGCTCTGTCTGGTGATGTTACTACGATACAATCTTTTCTAGTTACTCCAGCAATACCTGCTAGATCGTTAACAACTGTTGCTTGATCAGATGCGTTAGCCATACCTGGTGCAATTAAGAAGTCAACTTGGATTGTGTCTGTATCTTGATAAAGATCAAATCCTGTTGCTACTTCAGCTGTTGTTAGTGCTGCAGAATCTGCGCCACCTGTTAATGATTTAGAAATCGCTGCGCTTGGGTTACCGAATGCTGTACCAGATGCTGCTGTACCTGCATTTGACATTGTAGATAGATCACCATCCCAATGTGCTAACCATACATACTCTGATGCGCTGTTAACTACATCTGCTGCATAGTTGTTTGTTCCATCAGCTGCTTTAGCGTCAGAAGCCATAGATACGAAAGCGAATCTTTCTAGAACAGTACGAACTGTACCTGAAATTTCTCCATCTTCGTCTACTACAACGATATGACACTCATCATTTGATCCGCTTCGTGCAGATGCATATGCTGATGTTCCTGGAGCTGCGTCAAACTCACCTTTGTAAGCCCAAGCCGCGAAGCCTGCTGCTGTACAAATTTCTGCTTTAAGTGAGTTACCTAATGCTCCAGCCCATTTACCGATCCATGCTCCAACGTTTGTATCGCCTGAGTCTGCACCGAATGCGCTTTTAACTTCATCCCAATGATCTTTGTTGTTAACATTAGTTACAACTGTTGTGGATGATGTTGCGTTTTTTGCTGCTGATGTTAGTTCGCGTACGACGAACATAGCAGAAGAATATCTTAAGAATTGTGCTGCTGACAAAAAGTCTACAGCGCCTGTTGTTGTTGGGGATCCAAACTTTTCGGCAAGCGTAGCTTCTGTATCAACCAGTGTAGCTTTCTTGGCGGGACCCCATCGAAAATTCCCTACGAAGGCACCAGTAGTAGATTGGACATTTGGGACGAAACCCGAAAGGTCTACTTCTTTTACTGTTATCGCAGGAGATTCAGAGGGACTAAATGCTGCCATTTCTCTTTTCCTTTTGAGTTAATGATAAGATGTCAT